TAAGGCATAACAGGGGATATGAGAGCCTGAGAGAGTGTACCATTAGAAGACCCTCAATGGGTCAAAATGGGGTCTTCAGTGGTTCGCCCCCAGTAGTCCCCAGTGGGTCAAAATATGCCCTAGAATCCACTATATGACCACCAACTTAGTCCCCAATAGTCCCCAATGGGTTAACATGGGGTCTTCAGGGGTTTTGGGACTAAGTGAGGGACTAAGCAGGGACTAAGCTGAGACCCCCAGTGGCAACTAGGGGGTATGCAAAATAAAACAGGTACCCGTAATATTTAAAGTTTAACCTGTATAGGCTATAGATCTAATTTTAAAAGTACCAACTAGGGTCCCAAATATGCCCAAATAGCCTACATTTCCTAATTTTGTAAAAAAAGGGTCTATTTATATGACATCTTATAGAGGATATACCAATTTCGATGGATCTCAGGTACCATAAAGGTAATACTAATGGTTTAGCAATTGTAAGCTAGGATTACAATACTTCAGTTACACTGCAGGGGATAAGAGATGCCGTAAGGGGTCCATTAGGGGGAAATTGGTAATATCTTTATTTAGCTATAATGGTATCTTAAGGATCCATTAAGGACGCTAAAGGGACCAATAGTGGTTCTCTCCATTAAGGATCCATTAAGGATCCATTATGGTCTCCTATACCCTAATCTCTTATCCCTTGTAGGAAACTAAGTATATTTGGAGGATTAAATGAGCAGTAAAGGAACCAAAGAGGAGTATATTGAGGCTACTAGGGACTTGGCTAAAGAGGTTGAAGAAGGAGTCTCGGATGTACCTGTCAATAAACAAACAGGGAGACCCCATAAGGGATACGAGAACTTGCGTCCTTTTAAAAAGGGAGAAAATTTCCACGGAGGACAAAAGAAGGGGTATAAGACACCCAAGACAAGGCTTAAAGAACATTTAAAAATGATAAAATTAATTGAGAACGACCCAGAGCTAACTGCTCTTGTGGAGTCTCTTAATACAACTGACATGTTTGAAGCTTTAAAGAAGACAGCATTTGCTATGTTTGCATCTAATCCAACAGATAAGGATTTATTTGATCGAGCATACAAAGCTGTTGCAGAAGATAGAGAATATACTGAAGGTAAGAAGACTAGACAGGAAGTAGATACTAGGATCACTAAGGTAAGCGACATGACTATCGAACAATTAGAAACTGAATTAAGAGACCTCGATGATATAGAGGATGTTGAACCACAGGAGTAATATATGGCATTACCGGCATTAGTAGCAGGGGCAGGATTAGCTAGTAGAGGGTTAGCCTCATACTTAGCAAAACAAAAAGCAAAAAAAGAAATGATGAAGGCGGGATATGGGGCAACAAGAAATGCTTCTATACCTAGTTTAGTATCAACACAGGGTAGCCCCGGTGTTTTTGCAAAAAGATTGGGATTAGCAGGATTGGGCACAGGCGCAACAATGTTTGGTTTAGACAAAATGCAAGGAGGAGATCGTGCTGGACAAGAAGGGACTTACATGGCTAACCCTATGGCAGGTATAGTACAAAACCCTTCGTATGATGCTTCTATGACAAGGGAGGGTCAAATTCAAACCATGATGGAAGAAATGGATGGTATGAATTTATCCGAAGAAGCTAAACGTCAAATAATACAAGACAAGCTAGGGATAAATTATGGTTACTTAGAAGATCGAGACGTACAGGCAGGTTATGGAGGGGATAGGTTTGATAAGGGATATGAATTTCCTTCTGCCGCTAATCCTCTATATCATCAATCTGCATATGACAAAGCTGTTGCAGAGGGTCAACTTATGAGTAAAGAATATAACATAATGAAACAAGGTAGAAATGCCACAGGTGCAGGAATGACTGCTAATGAAATGAAAATGTTTATGGGTAGACCAGTACAAACTTCTGGATATGACCGAGGACCAATAAGACCAAGGTATGATGAAAACGGAAACTTAATACCACAGCGACCTACAATGATGGTTTAGTTAGGAGGCAGTATGACACCAAGAGAACAAGCTATGACAAGACTCAAAGGTCTTGCACAAGTATCTCAAGATATGGATCAGACAGATAGACTCTATGCTGCTTTTAAGAACGCAGAAACCAGAGGTCTAGAAGGAGAAGATGCTTTTATTAGAACTAATGCCAACTTAGCCCCCGGAGGAAGTTCTGCGTATGGTCCAGTACAAATTACCGGTACTTTGGTTCAAGACATGATGGATCGAGGGGTCATCCCAGACGATCTTAAAGATTACTCAAATAGATTTTTAGACCAATCTAAATTATTTTTAAAGTATGGTAATGAAAAAGATTTGGAAGGTTATGATCCAAAATATGATTATGGTGGGAGTGGTCATTTAACTACAGAGCAAGATCAAGCAGACTATAATAGACTTGCTAGAGTTTTAATAGATCATCATTATAAAAATGCTAGAAATGAAGTAGATACTAGGATTACTAAAGTAAGTGACATGACTATCGAACAATTAGAAACTGAATTAAGAGACCTCGATGATATTGAGGATGTTGAACCACAGGAGTAACCATGACTACAAGAGCTGAAGCCATGGCGAGACTAAAAGGTCTTGCACAAGTATCTCAAGACATGAATGAAACAGACAAACTCTATGCTGCTTTTAAAAATGCAGAAACAAGAGGTCTAGAAGGGAAAGATGCTTTTATTAGAACTAATGCTAACCTAGCCCCCGGGGGAAGTTCTGCGTATGGTCCAGTACAAATTACCGGTACTTTAGTTCAAGACATGATGGACCGAGGGGTTATCCCAGACAATCTTAAAGATTACTCAAATAGATTTTTAGACCAATCTAAATTATTTTTGAAGTACGGTAATGAAAAAGATTTGGAAGGTTATGATCCAAAGTATGATTATGGTGGGAGTGGTCATTTAACTACAGAGCAAGATCAAGCAGACTATAATAGACTTGCTAGGGTTTTAATAGATCATCATTATAAAAATGCTAGAAGTGAAGTTAACCAAAAAAAACCTATGGGTTTTTCACAAGCTGCAAGAGATCCTTTGACTAATGTTATTGGTGATTGGAGATTTGGCGTTAACAGCAAGAAAGGTCGAGGAGACGACTTAAAATACTACCGAAGATTTATGGAAGGATATAGAAATTGACCACTCCTCCGACTTACTCCGCTGGTAGTAAAGGTCAAGGAACCAGCACTTCTATGGAGGAGATATGGAATTAGATGAACAGTCTTATAAGTTAAAGTTACTAAAAGAGTTAGAAATAAAACAAGAATTAGAAAAAAGAAAGAGAGTAGAAAGAAATAAAAATAATTTTAAAGACTTTGCAAAAGACCAACTTAGAATAATAACTAAAGACGCATCACAAGGTTATGTTGAATTTGAATTTAATGAAGCACAAGCCAAAATACACAAAGCCATCGAAAAACAGATAAAAGAAAAAGGAAGAGTAAGAGCTTTAGTGTTAAAAGCTAGACAGCAAGGTATATCTACTTATACTGCTGGTAGAGTATTCTGGAAAACATTCTACACAGCCCATACAAGATCAGTTGTAATTGCACACGATAGTGCAACATCTGATGCTTTGTTTACAATGTCAAAGAATTTTATTGACAGGATGTCGGATGATTTTAAACCTGAACTTGTTAGATCAAATGCAAAAGAAGTTAAGTTTTCACATAACGACTCAGGATACAGATTATACACAGCAGGGTCTCCAGAGGCTGGCAGGGGAACTACGCCCACGATACTGCATTGTTCAGAGTGTGCCTTTTGGCAAAACGATGACAAAATTTTAGCTGGACTATTTCAGGGTGTGTCATCTTCAGATGGTACAGAAATTATATTAGAGTCTACAGCTAATGGTGCTACTGGTGCTTTTTACAGAATGTGGAAGGCGGCTGAGAGAGGAGAGAACGATTACGTTCCTATATTCCTTCCTTGGTTTATGACTAAAGAATACACTATGGATCCTCCAGATAATTTTGAAAGGACTATAGAAGAGAATGAGATAGCCGAAGAATATGACTTAAGTGATGGTCAACTTTGGTGGAGAAGAATGAAAATAGGTGAGGGAGGCGAGTCTAAGTTTAGACAAGAATACCCATCTACAGCTGAAGAAGCTTTTGTTGTATCAGGTAAAAATGTATTTAATGTAGAAAAATTAAATAAACTTGAAACTAAAGCACCTAAAGCGTTAAGAGAATTTAACCCATCAATGTCTAGCTGGGAAGACCATAGAGAAGGAAATTTATCTATATGGGAGTCTCCGGGTTTTGATGAGAAGTTTATTATTGGAGCTGACGTTTCATTAGGCGTTGGTCAAGATTACTCAGCTGCAATTGTTTTAAATAAAGACAGGCAAGTAGTTGCTGTCTATAGAGACAACCATGTTGATCCGGCTGTTTTTGGTAGAGATTTATTTTATTTAGGAAGGTATTTTAATAATGCTCTTCTTGCTGTAGAGTCAAACTCTATGGGAGTTTCTACTCTTCAAAAACTTAAGGAAATGAAATACGTTAATTTATATTATCAAACTCAAATTGCTAATCTTACAGATGAGGATGGTGTTAGACTTGGTTTTAGAACTACAAGTGCTTCTAAACCAGCTATAATATCAAACTTAAAAAATTGGATTGATAATGACGAACTTGCTATATGGTCTACAGACGTTGTTAATGAACTTAGAGATTATGTGTCAGATGATAAAGGTAAAACTAATGCGTCAAAGGGATCTACAGATGATACTGTAATGTCTCTTGCAATTGCTGCAGAGGTTTACAGAACACATATTAATAGACTAAGCACAAGTAGAGTAGGATTTGATAGTGTGTATATTCCTGAAAGACAAACTAATTGGATTTAATTATGGATAAGAAAAACAAAAAAGTTACTGACGAACAAATAACGAGTATTATTAATGACTCGATTACACAAGCGGTAGGTAGCTTTTCGTCTGGTTCTGAGTTGCAAGAGCAACGAGAAGCGGCTATAAATTATTATACGCAACAACCTAAAGGGAACTTGCACCCACAAGGGGTCTCTAAAGTTGTTACTTCAGATACAATGGAAATTGTAGACTCTTATTTAGCTGTTATATCTGAACTAATGCTTTCTAACGGTAAAATTGCAAAGTTTAATCCGTCAGATCCAAGCCAAACAGTAGCTGCAGGTCTTGCGTCTGAGCTTACTAATCATTGTATTTTTACTAAAAATAACGGTTGGGTACAACTTAACACTTGGATTAAAGCATCTCTGCTTTTTAAAAATGCAGTTATAAGATGGAAATGGGAAAATTATTCTAGCACTAAAGTAGAAGAATATGAAAATATTTCTATATTAGAGCTTGACGCTATATTAGCTGAAGGTGATGTAGAAGTAATTGAGATTAGAGTAGGGGAGGGTGTAGATCCAGAAACCGGAGAAGAAGTTTACGAATATGTGTCTGTAAGAAAAGAAGTTGACAAATCTAAAGTTTGTCTTGAAAACATACCGCCCGAA